GAAGTTGAAGGCGGCGCAGGAGGCGCGTGCGGATTTGATGGCGGACAGGGCAGAGGAGGTTGCGTTGAATGCGTCGAAGGAGACGGCATCTTCGGATACGTTGCAGCATGCCCATTTTAGGTGGTCGGCGGAGACGTCTAATCCAGAGGTTTATGGGAAGAAGACGAAGATTTCGGGTGATTCTGCGAGTCCGTTGCAGTTTATCATTCAGACGGGGGTTCCAGAGGCGATAGGGGAGTCTACTTTGGAGCGTAAAGTGGGGCCGGAGGCGGATTCTCTTTTGGATTCTCCAGAGGCGGTTAGGGGGGGTGGGGATGAGTCAGTATAAGGCGAGGCGGGAGGTTATTTCTACGGGTTTTGTTCCGCGACCTCATCAGGTTGAGATTTTGCAGAGTTTGAAGCGCTTTAATGTCGTGGTGTGTCACAGGCGTTTTGGTAAGACGGTGGCGTTCGTAAATTTGATTATAGATAAGGGTTTGCGTCTTGGGAAGAAGAATCCCCAGTTTGCGTATATGGCGCCTTTTTATGGTCAGGCTAAGCGTGTGGCGTGGGAGTATTTCAAGGAGTATGGGCTTAAGATACCTGGTTCGACGGCAAATGAGGCGGAGTTGCGGATAGATATTCCGCGTCCGGGTGGAGCGGATGGTAGTAGTGAGCCGGACAAGATTCGGATGATGCTTTTGGGTGCGGACAATCCTGGGGCCCTTCGGGGTCTTTATTTGGATGGGGTTGTTTTGGATGAGTATGGTGAGATGACTCCGGATGTTTTTAATCAGGTGATTAGGCCGGCGTTGTCTGATCGGTTGGGTTGGGCGGTGTTTACGGGGACTCCGAAGGGTCAGAATCATTTTGCGGATATTTTGGAGCATGGGCGGTCGGATTCTACTTGGTACACGTCTGTTTTTAGGGCTGAGGATACGGGGATTATTCCGAAGGCTGAGTTGGAAGCGGCTCGTGCTTTGATGAGTGAGGAGGAATTTCTCCAAGAATTTCAATGTAGTTTCACTTCCGCGATGATGGGTGCTTATTACAAGACTCAGATGGAGTTATTGGAGAAGAAGGGTCAGATTGGGAATGTTCCGCATGATCCGGGTAGTCCGGTTCACACGGCTTGGGATTTGGGTATAAATGACGCTAATGTGGTGTGGTTTTATCAGATTGTTGGTCGGGAGATTCATTTGATTGATTTGGTTGCTGGATCTGGAGAGGATTTGGCATTTTACGCGATAAAGATCAAGGAGAAGGCTCAGGCTGGGAATTGGTTGTTGGGTCGTCACAAGTTGCCTCATGACGCGAACGCTCGTGAGTTGCAGACGGGTAAGACGCGTGTGGAGGCTTTGGAGAAGCTTTTGGGTCGAACGATTGATGTTGTTGCACGTCATGGTGTTGAGGATGGGATTCATAGGGCGCGGATGGTTTTGCCACGTTGTTGGTTTGATCGGAAGAATTGTGAGTACGGGCTTAAGGGGTTAAAGAATTACCAGAAGAAGTGGGATTCGGTTAATAAGGTATTTTCGTCAAGGCCGTTGCATAATTGGGCGAGTAATCCAGCGGATGCATTTCGGTATATGGCGATGGGTTTTGATGAGATGGACGATCAGCGGATTGACGGGACTTTGCGGCGTAATTTGCCTAGACGTGCCTCCTCCGATTATGATCCATTTAGTTTATAAGGGGGATTTTCATGGGTTCAGGTCCGAGTAAGTCAGAGAAGTTCGAGGTTGCGTCCACAGAGCAGCTATCGCGTTTTAACAAGGGTATATCTGAGCAGATTGCTTCGGTGAACACGGATAAGGGGTTATCTCTGGAGGAGCGTCGTAAGACGATTAAGGAGCTTAGTAAGCTTGGGGATAAGGCTAAGAGTGATTTTAATAAGTTGCTTGAGGGTCGGGATTCGGCGAGGGAGGCTTTATTTAAGCGATCTGGTCCTAACAGGTCTAATAATACTCAGTTTCAGAAGGAATTTGCGGGTATTAATAAGAAGTTCGAGTCGGATTCGGCTAGTTTTTTCGAGACTCAGGCGAAGGGTTTGGCGAAGAGTTTGGGTAATTTAACTGCCATTTCCAAGAGTAATAAAGAAGAGTTGGAGAGTAGTAAGTCGCAGCGAGATAGCTTGATAGACACTCCTGGTATTAATGCTCTTACGAGGGGTCGTCGATGAAGCAGGTTAAGGTTACTGGAGAGTTTGATTTATCGATTGAGCAGAAGTTAAAGCGTTTTGATAAGTTGAGTGGGGATCGTGGTACATGGCTTGATCATTGGCAGGAGGTTTCTGAGTATGTGTTGCCTAATCGTGAGGACATAAACCAGACGACGGAGCCGGGTCGTAAGTTATCGACACTTTTATTGGATAATACGGCGGTTCATTCTAATGAGTTGCTGGCTAGTTTTTTGCATTCGCTTTTAACGAATCCGAATGCTCAGTGGTTTGAGATGACGACTGGTAGTGAGGAGTTGGATGCGCGGGACGACGTTCGTCGTTGGTTGCAGGATACAACTTTGCTTATGCATAACACGCTCAACAATTCTAATTTCCAAACAGAAGTTCACGAGTTGTATTTGGATTTGGGTGCAATTGGTACGGGTTGTATGTTGGCCTTAGAGGATAGAGAGTCTATTGTTCGTTTTTCAACCAAGCACATAAAGAATTACTGTGTAGCAGAGGATTCTAAGGGTCAAATCTCGGAGGTATACCGCAGTTTCGAGTGGAACGTGCATCAGATTGTTGAGGAGTTTGGGGCTGAGGTTGTGGAGAAGTCTCAGAAGTTGATGGATTCCTATAAATCAGGTTCTAAGCATCAGAAGACTTTCGAGATTGTGCATGTGGTTTATCCTCGTAAGGTTGGTCCTTCGGTTAAGTCGTTTACTTTTGATTCTCAGTACATTTTGAAGTGTGAGAAGATGGAGTTAAAGAAGGGTGGTTTTCGTCGCAGTCCGTACATGACTCCACGTTGGAGTAAGCGTTCTGGCGAGGTTTATGGTCGGTCGCCTGGTATGACGGCGTTGCCAGAGGCTAAGATGTTAAACGCGATGGTTAAGACTACGCTTAAGGGGGCCCAGAAGACTGTGGATCCGCCTCTACAGCTTCCGGATGATGGTTTTATGATGCCTTTGGATATGTCTCCGGCTGGGATTAACTATTACAGGCCCGGTACGGATCGCATTGAGGCTATTTTAAATGATGCTCGTATTGATTTCGGGTTTCAGGCGGTTTCGAATCGTCAGGAAAAGGTTCGTGATTCATTTTTTGTGAATCAATTACAGTTGAACCAGGGTCCACAGATGACGGCTACGGAGGTGTTGCAGAGGACCGAGGAGGCATCAAGGTTGTTTGGGCCTATGCTTGGTCGTCAGCAGTCGGAATTTTTGCGTCCGTTGATTGAGCGTGTGTATGAGATTTTGGAGAAGCGGGGGGATATCCCCGAGGTTCCGGAGAGTTTGCAGGGTCGCAGGGTCGACGCTAGGTATAATTCTCTGATTGCCAAGAGTCAGCGTTTGGCAGAGGGTCAGGCTATATTGCGGACATTCGAGGCGGCGGCTCCGTTTCTACAGCTTAATCCTGAGGCGGCTGATAATTTCAATGTTGATGAGGTTGTGAAGAGTTTGGCCCGTATTTATGGATTTCCGCAGCGAGCGTTGCACGACCAAGTTGAGGTTGATGAGACTCGAGAGGCTCGGGCGCAGGCTCAGCAGGCTCAACTTGAAGCTGAGCAGGCGGCGGCACAGGCGGAGAATGATCAAAAGAATGCGCAGGCACTTGCATCAGCTAGTCAGGCCGTGTAGAGATATACTTAGCAGATTAGAGGGGATATAGTGGCGGTTACAAGGAAGAAAGCAACACCAACGAGTAGGGTGGTAAAAAAGTCCCTAGCTAAGCTTTCTGATTATAGGGCTGTATTTGAGTCTGGATCTGGGAAGAATGTATTGACTGATATGATGACCCAGCACCATGTGTTTGGTAGTTCGTCGGTTAAAGGTGGTACATCGCATGACACATCTTTTAGGGATGGGGAGCGTGCGGTTGTGCTGAGGATATTGAAACTGCTTTATAAGGACCCCACGGAACTTAGG